TGAGCAAGCAATCGTGTCTCAAGGTTTGTCCTTAAGTCATCTTCCTGTTCTGCATAATAAGGTTGCATTTGCTCATAAAAAAGATTACCTGCGGCAAATGGATCACCAGAATACTGAGCTAATTGATCTCCCCAAAGTCCACTTCTGCTTAAGGCTCCTTGGTAAATACTTTGGAGTTCAGGAGAAAGATTAAGCAGTGCGGTTTTACTGTCTGGGTCAAACTCTGCTGTACCACCTACACTACCCACACCATAAGGCGTACCAGCCTCTATTACAGCATCAGCATTTTGATTAAGAACTGCCGCTTGTTCTCTAGCCGCCTGAATATTTGCATCAGCGTTTGCCCTAGAACCTAAGTAGGATAAGCCTCCACCCAGTAAACCAGCCCAACCTCCTAAACTTTCTAACATATCTTTTTCTCCTTTTTACCTTGTCTTACCTTGTTTCGTCAGTAACGTAGCTGATACTAAACTTGAAAAATCTCCCACTACTTCCGTAATCATTCGCATTTTAATTACTTTACCTGTGCGTCCTAAAGGAACTTTGTATTCTACTGGACCTACTTTAGATGCAAATTTAGATACGCTATAAAGAGAACTTGAAACTCCATAAAGGGCTGATTCATCTGTAGCGGCTAAATTAAATGATTTAACAAGTGGATTTATAGAATCATAATCTACATATATTTGTAAAGCAGTTGCAGAACCTCTTCCTCCTTGATAGTAGAAAAGACCTTCTTTTAATATTTTAGTCGTTGTAGGTTGTTGAAAATCTAACCATGTAGTTGACCATGTGTAGTTATAAATATTATCTGTTGTACTCCAACATTTAGAACCGTCCCATGTTCCTCCTGCTGTACTACAGGCTCCTGAGCTTCCATTAGAAGATGTAGTATCTGTAATTGTTACATCATAATAACCATCATAAGATGCTATAGTATTTTTCATTCCCATAATAAAATTACCATCTACAGTACCTACACCACACAAAGGAGGATCAATAAAATACCAAATAGTTATTCTTGGTATTGTTAATTGGGATGAAGCAGAAAAGTCAAATACATAAGCTAAATTATTCTCAGGAACAAAAGTAACAACTAAACCTTCTTCTTGAAAATAAGCTGACTTAACTGTAGTTAAATCTCCAGTAGCTAGATAGTAACTTAAAGAGTTACGAACAGATATAGATAAATCAGTTATAGGTGCTTTACCGTCCGTGGCTGTAATACGAGACAAAGCCTGTAGACCTTCGTAGCTCATAAATAAAACTTCAGCACCTACGTTAACTATATTATCTCTACCTGCTAACCCTACGCCCTGTATAAGCTCGTCTAGTGTCATTGTAGCAGGATTAGATGCACCACTGTAAATAGCTATGTTGTTTTTACCAAAGATAATTATTTTATCCATGATAGAACTAAAACCTACTATTTCATCTGATCCCCAAACAGTCCTTAAATTTAAAGAACCAGCGGCCCCACCATTTAACTTTTCACCAATTAAGTTATCTGAATAAAACACTGTTCCGGGGTCTTCAGTAATACCTCCGTACCACATACGTCCAAAGTTTCCTAAGGCACATGAGGGGTTAAATGTAGTCACACCACTATTAGCGGCATATGCAGATAAGTCCTCTACGTCTTTCCAAGTAGAACCGTCAAAGTTAATTGGTTTATGACTTGCCTGTACTGCCCATAATTCGTTATTAAAGTTTACCCACTGCCAATTAGAATTAGAAATAGTTTGTGGGCTTCCCCCAAAAGACTGAGCAGTTAGTGTTTCTGGGGTAGTAGAGGTATCTCTTTTATAAATAGCATTGTTAGAACCTAAATAAAACTCTGTAGTTCTATCAGATTTAATGTACTCACCTATAGATTTTACAGGATGAGAAACAGTTTTAGAAATAGATTTAATACCTTTTCTTGGACCTATTCTACCTTGAAAATCAAACACAACATTAGACGCTTCAGTAAGCCACTCAGGACCTAATGTAGAAGCACTACCTTGTGTGTTTAAACCCTTTGAGCCTAAACCATCTAACTTTATAGGTGTTAAAGCTTTAACTGGCATACCATACAGTTTCGTTTAAAGTTCTGTTAGAATCTTTAGTTATAAAATCAGAAAGAACTGTTCCAAATCTAGCTGAAGCTACAGAATTAGCTGTTCCTCCATCTTCACCTCTTTCGGACAAAGCTAAAGAATAAGCACCTAAAATTACTGGTTCTTCTGGAACCGTTAAAACGTCTGTAGCTAAACTTAAGTCAGCTTGAGGAAGAACTATATGTGTCTTTATTGAATAAACATCTGCTGGTGTAGGAAAAAAAGAAATGGAATTTCCATTAAGTCTGTAGTACATGGGAGTGCCATTTGTAGATGTACCTACAAGAGTATATTTATAAAAATCTGCATCAGATAACTGAGGAACTTGATAATCAGATGTATCATCAATTACTTGTAAAACAGTTGTTCTATTAGTTGCATCAGGAATAACATAGGTAGCTGTTCCAGATTCAGTTGTAACAGTCTTAAGTGATCTTAAGAAACTCCAAGACCAAGCATCTTCTACTATTTGTTTTGATTCGTTAATAAAATCCCCTACTAATTTATGGTAAGAATCTACATCAGCAGAATCTTCTAAAGCTCCAATCCAATCAGCAGATATTGTATCTTCTCTTAGCCTTCTTAAGACTTTATTAATCATAGCTCTATATGCCATTATGCTTTGTCCTCACTTAAAAATAATTCTCGTTCTGCTTTTCTTCTTCTAAGAAGTCCGGGAATAGATCGTTTACCAGCGTACTTCCATCTTAAGAACTCGTTAGCACATCCTTCGTAATCAGACCTGTTTAACTTCATTCTTGCTGTACTTCTTTGAAAAGCCCCTGAACCTACATTATACACAAAACTACATAAAGCGGCAAATTGATTTTGAGTTACAGGAACATTAACTAATTGTGATATTCGTACTTCAGTTCTTTTTAAATCTCTTTTCATTAACTGCAAAGCTTCTTGTTTGCTAATATGCCTGTGATCTGCTTTTACACGCTTACCGTTAAGTCCGTAAATTGATCCTACACCTATTGTCCATATACCTGCAACATCTTTATACGGTTCAGAAGAGAACCCTTCAAAGCTTTCTATCAACTCTATCCCTTCTTTATTTATCACTTTGTCCACTTGCTGACTAATCGTTGCCCGAACCAAAACGAGATAATCACAGAAAAGATGCTCACTACTTCGCTTGACCACAGGAGTTGAAACAGTTCCAGACTTATCAGACCGAAAGCCGAAAGAAAAGTAAGCAACACAAATTCCAAGAAAAAGAAATAAGTAATAAGCGGTCTTACTGTTGCGGAAAGATTTACGACCCATGTACTTGCCCTCTTAGTTTGTTCATCAGAACTTCTATGGACTGCAATATTAGCTTCGCCTACACTTTCTATTAAAGCTTCATCTCGTCTATCTTGAGATTGTTGAGCCATAATTTTAAGCTCATGTTCTTTATCTCTAGCGTCTTGTTTAGCGTCCATAAATGTTTTAAATATAGAGGGACCTGTAGAAGTAACAAAACCTAAAAGACTACCTAAAAGTGAGATCATGTTTAAACGCTCTTAAATTGGTGGGTGTTTCCCGTTATGTGTGTGCATTAACGTATCGCAATCTCTACGTAATGCGTTTACTCTATGATGTAAAGCTTCTACTTCTCTTGCTTTATTTTCTTGATTATCTGGAGACAACATTGAACCTAAAATGCCTAACTGGTGTTTCATTACCGCTTCTCCTGCTTCACTAGAATCAAGTCTAGCTTGTATAACTTCTAGTTCTTTATTTACTTTCATAAGGTCATCCATTAATCTACCTATCTGACCTTTTACCATTCCCCATGTTGCCGCTAAACCGCACAACACAGTGCCTATGGTCATTAATTCTCTAGCACCTAATTCCATTTACTTTCTAGCCCACCAAATGTAAGCTCCAACACCACCTATAACTAATATTAAAAAGATATATCCTGCTATTGTTTCTAATATTTTGTAGAGCTTTTCGTTTGCTTCTTGTTTTTTTGCAGTTTCTTTCTTTAATTGTTTTTTATGTTTTTCTATTCTCAATTCTCTTTCTTCAAGAATAGTATCCCATGTATCAGGTCCAAACCTTTTGTTAATCATTAAACGAACACGGTTTAATTGTTCCTCTGCAAGTCTTTCTTCTATTGTTTCTTTTGCTATTGCACCTAACGAAAACTTATCTGCTGATGAACCTAACGTCTTACCAATAAATTTATCCCACTTATTAGCAATGGGATGAGACTTTGTGTGAACTTCTTTTGTTCCTGTAATGACAGAATCTATTTGATCTGCTATTTCTGAAACATCTTGGCAGGTAGCAATAACACTTTTAATTCCTTTGACTGCGCTATTAACAAGAGCCAGACCAGCAAGAGTTTCAGCAACAACCATTACTTAGGATATTTATCTTTGACTGCTTTGATAACCTTCTTCCACTCGTCAATTCCGTCATGGTAAATTTTATCAAGCTGATCTTCGATAGCTGGGTATTCGTCTTTTCGTTTGCCAACATAAGCAGTTGCCGCAACATGGGCATCGTGCTCTTTTTTCCACGTAGCTATGTCTTCATCTGACGGTATGCCACCGGGAAACTCAGTAATAACTCCGTCTACTGTTGTCATGCCTGATTGGTGGTTATGTTTCCAGCCAATGATTTGACCCATGTTATCTATTTGTGTTGCCATTTTTATGCTCCAAATTCTATAATTGAAAAAGTTGTGTGTGGTATGTCTCCTCCAACAGCATTAACCCCGCTATAGCCGTTAAAGGTAACTGTTCCACTACCTGCTCCACCTCTAACTTTAAAGGTAGTTGCGCTAGTTGTGCCAGCTGTCATTAGATGTTGTAAAGTAAGGTGGCCATAACCATAAATGTAATTATACTGAGAACAAAGAGCATTAGCGGTAGTATCTTGAAAAAGACCTAGTTGTCCTGATTGAGCTGAAGGACCACCAAATGTGCAATTAAAGTCTATTTTTAAAATAGAATTTGAAGCTGTTGGAGTTATAGCTAAAGTTATAATCTCTACTCCTTCTGAGTTCTGAAAAATCGTATCATCAAGAGCTACGGTGGTTGATCCAGTAACTATTGCGTGACTGTCAGCATAGACAACCTGTTTAAGTTTACCAGCACCACTAACATCACCAGTAAAGGCATAAGCATCAGTGAGATCAAGAACGTCAGCGTTTACTTTTGTTATACTCATTAGCTTGGCTCACTAGGCCAAGTGTACTCTTTAACAACTTTGGCATCGTCTAGAGTTGCAGGAAAATCTCTCAAATCTTTGCGATATTTTTTCCACTCATCGCTAAGTGTTACATCAGAGGAAGCCATCCAATCTGTACTAGCTAGTTTAATGTCACGCTCTTGGCGTAAACTTGCCCATGCTCTTTCAGCGGCTTTATCTGCCCATGCTTTCTCTTCAGCATCTCGTGCTGTTTCTTCATCTGCTGTGAAGGCTACTTTACCTTCAGATGTCATATGATGTCTTGCCATTGTAGTCTCCTATTGTTAAGCGTTTGCCCGCTTGTATAATTTAAAAATTCCAGAGGTAATATTACCCGATGAGGTAAAAAATTTAATCGCTGTATGAGCTTCTGCGCTGGTGTAAAAGCCATGCGTTTGGCCAATTAAAATTTGATCGTTTACGTTTAAAAAACTTGATAACCCATAGACAGAAGTCGCTGTTGAACTTGTAGCTGGATCAATAATGTTCACCGAAAAATCGTATCTTTCCACTGTGTTATTTCCCACTGGTGTTGAGTTTAGAATGATTTCAGCGGTGGTATCGGCTGAACTAACGTATGTTCCACCAGCGTAGTGGCTACCAGTA